AGATGATCATCTCGCTTGTCGGCGCGCTACCCCTTCGCCACTACACAACACAGTGGACCGGCGAAAAGTACGAGAAGATCTATCTTGAAACCGAATCCTGGATGGACACCCCAGACCCTACGGTCACGCGCAACTTCATCATGTCAAACACCTGCATGGATTTAATGATGCGCGGAAGGGCTTTTTGGTACGTCACCTCTCGAAGCTCCGCCACTGGGCGACCACTGTCTTTCCAATGGATGCCTTGCGAAATGGTTGACACTTTGGACCAGCCAGGTCCACAGTTCTTCGGCAAGTCCAATCAGATCACCTTCAACGGGCTAGATGTTCCTGCATCCGATGTCATCCAGTTCCTTTCACCAGTTCAAGGATTCCTTTGGACAGGTCGCCGAGTCCTAGAGACCGCAATCAAACTTGATCGGTCCGCCGAACGGTTCGCCTCAAACGAGATCGTCGCCGGATACCTCCAGCAAACCGACAGCTCAGAACCACTAGACGCTGAGTCACTCGGTGAGCTCGCTGCAGCGTGGAGCAACGCCCGACGCGTTAACGCGGTGGGGGCCCTTAACTCGGCGATTAAATATGAGCAATTTGACACCGACCCCAGCAAGCTCCAGCTAGTTGAAGCCCGAAACTTCAGCGCTCTGGAACTTTCAAGGGCAATCGGAGTTCCCGCTTACCTCCTAGGAATCGGGATTTCCGGCTACAACTACAGCAACGCCACTCAGGCCAAACAGGACCTTTACCTACTAGGGGCCAAGCTCTATCTCGATTGCATTCAAGAAACGCTTTCGGGCCCCGATCTCCTACCGCGTAACAGGTTCGTGGAATTTGATACCGAAGACCTGATAGCAGATGTTGAGATGAATCGGACACAGATCGACATTGAAGAACCTGCATCATCACGGACCCCTCAGGAGATGCCCTCATGATTCAACTCACAGCTCAACAGATCACACTGGACGCTTCCGCTGATGGCGAACCATCACGTCAGATCACAGGACTCGCGGTTCCCTGGAATGTCAAAGCACAACTGAGTGGTGGGGAGTCTGTCGTATTCCTTGAAGGCTCACTGCCCGAAGACGGACCGATGCCCAAGCTCCTAGAATTTCATGACGATCGACGCGTCATAGGCCGAGTCACTGAACGCGTGTCAACCGCTGAAGGCATGATGTTCGTGGCAAAACTGAGCGCGACAAGAGCTGCAGATGATGCCCTTGCTCTTTTGGCAGATGGAGCTCTTGATTCGGTCTCGGTCGGTGCAGTGCCCACCAAGTTCAAGCGCCTGGCAGACGGGACCCTAGAGGTCTCTGAGGCCAAGTTCGTGGAACTTTCGGTGGTTACAACTCCGGCATACGCGGACGCGCAGGTCTATTCAGTCGCTGCCTCATCACCAGATGAGGAAGCACCCGACGAAGAAGAAGCAATACCCCAAACCCCAGAACCATCCAAGGAGGATGAAATGTCAGAAGCACTAGAAGCAGCAGTACCCACTGCTCCGATTCAATATGCAGCACCAAAGCGTGAGTTCAAACTGCCGAGCGCTGCCGAGTACATGATCAAGTTTGCAGCAGGCGGATCAGAGTTTGCAGAGTTCAACCAGCGGATCGTCGCTGCAGCTCCAAACGTGACGAACACTGACCTTCCAGGCATTTTGCCGGTGCCGATCATCTCGCCCATCTACAACAATTTTGTGGCGAACTACAGGCCTCTCATCACGGCAATGGGCGTTCGCCAAATGCCGGCTAGTGGCAAGGTGTTCATCCGCCCGAAGGTGGTTGTCAACACGACTATCGGGCCCAGCAATGGCGAGCTCGTACCTCTCGATCAGGGAACCTTCGTGGTGGATGACATCCAGATCACCAAGGCCCTCTATGGCGGATATGTGAACCTCTCCGAAGAGTCGATGGATTTCACATCACCCGAAGTTCTTGGTGCTTTGATTGACGATATGGCGCGCATTTACGCGAACGCCACCGACATTGCAGCGTGTGGAACTTTTGCAGCTGGAGTCACTCAAACCGAAGCGCTCGCAGACGTGACCGATCCTGCCGACTGGGTCGCTTTCATCTACAACAGCGCCGAGCAAATCTTGAACAACTCGAACGGCAACTTGCCGAACGTGCTCGTAACAAATCCCGCGTACTATGCAGCACTCGGAGCATTGACCGACAACTCTGGTCGTCCACTGTTCCCGAATGTCGGCCCACAGAACGCCTTCGGTACTACTGCAGCATCAAACTTCAACGGCAACGCCTTCGGACTCAACCTCGTAGTTGATCGCAACCTCACCGCTGCAGGAGTATCAAACCTTTATGTCGGCGACTCCACCGGCTTTGAGTGCTGGGAACAGCAGCGTGGCGCGGTCAGTGTTGAACTGAGTGACGGTTCTCTTGGACGCGTCATAAAGTTCAGAGGGTACTTCTCGTCCGTAATGATTGACGCGACCAAGTTCGTCCGCAAAGCCTGATCCGACTAGTCGAGTAGAGGGAACGAACGATGGCGACATACACAGTCACGCATCACCAGCGTCTGTCAAATGTCGCCGTCGTTCAGACCCTTGAAAGCACTGACATCGCGATCGGTCAAACGATCACGCTCTCAGGCCTCGGACACGGTCTCAACGGAACACACGTCGTCTTCGCAGTGCCGACCTACTTGTTCATCGGCATTGACGAAGAAGGTGACTATCTTTTCAACACTGATGTCATCATCCCAAACCAATTACTGTTCCAGGATGTCGGCGACGACCTCCCACGAACTGCAGCTGATCCGGTCGGATCGCTGGTCTGGACACAAACGTGCACCTGGATTAACGTCGCCGATTTAACCGAGTTTCTCGGCATCAGCGGAGCGACCGCCAATGACACAGCCTTCATGACCTCATCAGTTAACGCTTCAAACGCATGGTCATTTAAACGCAGAGTTCAGGCTGGTTACCATGACTCACTGACCAGCGTCCCCGACGCTGCAGTGAAAGCTGGAGTGGTGCTCATGGCTGCATCGCTTTATCGAGAACGCGGAAGCATCGACTCGTTCAACAGCTTCCAAGATATGAACATCGCTGCACCCGTCGCCTCAATGGGTCGGATTAACCAGTTGCTCGGCATCAAGAGAAGTCAAGTGGCATGAAATGGCTGGGATTTTCACAGACACAATCAACGCGGTCTCAGCGACAATCACAGCTCTTGGATTGGTGCCTGTTACCGATCCACGTAACGCTCGTCCTTTGGTGGTGTTCATTGAGTTGCCTACATTCACTTCGTTCAACAATCAAACGGCGGACATCACGATCGATCTCCGAGTCCTGGGCGCGCCACCCAGCAACAGCGACGCGACAAACTACATTCTTGGAGTCGTCGATCAACTGATGGACTCTTCACTCGCAGTGGTTTCAGGTAGGCCCACGATCGCACAGATCGGCTCTGCTGAGCTCCCTGCATATGACCTCACAATCAGAATCGGCACAAGCCGCGTATAAAGGAACACACAATGTCAACAGTCACATACCTATCCAATCCGACCGTAAACGTCACCAGCCCGTCAGCAATGAGTCTCACCGAGCACTGCTCTGCAGCAACGCTCACTTTGACCGCTGAGGCGCTCGAAAATACGGCCTTCGGTCAAACTTCCAGGACCTTCACCGCTGGGCTTTTCAGTAATGAATTGACCTTGACCCTTTTCCAGGGCTACGGCGCCAGCGAAGTTGAAACGATGCTGAACTCAATGTTCGGAGTCATTTCAACAATCGTCATCAGTCCCTCCGGCACAACCGAGTCCGCCTCAAACCCCGAGTACACCTTGACAGGCTGCTATCTCGAAACGGTAACCCCGATCTCGGCGACCGTCGGTGAACTCTCAGTAGTCGAGGCCACCTTCAAGGGCGGAACCTTTGCCCGTGATGTCACCTGATCAATAAGTAATCCGACCCCGACTAGGAGCACCAAATGAAACTCACACTCAGCGTCAAACTCACCGACGGTGAGACCTATCAAGTCATCACAAACCTCTTCGTGATTATTTCATGGGAACGCAAATTTAAACGACGATCATCCGATCTCGCGAGTGGAATCGGAATGGAAGACCTCGCGTTCATGGCCTACGAAGCCAGCAAACAACAAGGCCATCCCGTACCAATCTCATTTGACGAATTCATCAAAAAACTAGAAGACCTTGAAGTTGTGGAGACCGCGAACGCAGTCCCTACCAAGGAGGCTTCCGGCGACAACTAGCAGCTCTGCTAGTAGAAACTGGATTCTGGCCTCCGACAATCACATTCGAAACCGACGACCTGGCGACTTGTGTCCAGATCATCAATGAGCAAAGACGGAAACAGTAATGGCAGCATCAGTCGGAATTGAGTATGACGGACTGAAGCAGGCACTCCGCGAGATCGGCAAGATTGATCCTGCCCTCCGAAGGCAGATCACCAAAGACATTAAATACGCAGTAGATCCTTTGGTTTCTGCTATTAAAGACTCAATACCTTCATCGCCACCGTTGACAGGACAGAAGCACAACGGACGTACAGCATGGAAGAACGAGTCGAAGAATGTCACTGTCAAAGTGGACACTCGAAAGGCGCGCAAACGCAACCTTGAGCAGGGTGCACAATTCGAGTCTGTCGGCACAGTGAAAATCACCGCCAAAGGTGCAGCTCTTTCAATGACCGATATGGCTGGACGGGGACCGAACCAAACGCGCAACAAGAACCCCCTTCAAGCACGTCCAAACTTTGCAAACGATCTGACCAGCAAACTCCGAAGCCCTTCTCGATTCATGTGGGCGCGCTCCGACGATTATCTGGACGAGATCACGCGTCGAGTTGATCAAATCGTGATAGAAGTCATGAACGACGCGAACAAGAGGATCGTGAGACGCTAATGGCAATTAACCTCCCCATCATCTCAGAGTGGAATCCTGCTGGCATTGACAAAGCCATCAACGACTTCAAAAAACTAGAGACAAACGGACAGAAGGCATCTTTCCTAATCAAAAAGGCAGCAGTGCCGGCAGGGCTTGCCATCGCAGCTCTCGGTGCTGTCGCCTTTGACGCTGTCAAAGCTTTCGCAGAGGATGACGCTGCAGCTCAAAAACTCGCGACGACACTTCAAAACACAACTGGAGCGACAGACAGCCAGGTCGCCTCAGTGGAGGCTTTTATCTCAAAGACTTCAGTTGCTGCAGCAGTCGCCGACGATGAGCTACGCCCTGCACTTGACTCACTGGTCAGAGGAACGGGAGACGTAACCAAAGCTCAAGACCTTCTCGGCCTCGCCCTTAACGTATCCGCTGGCACTGGGAAAGATTTGGGCACAGTCTCTGACGCTTTGTCTAAGGCGTTTAATGGGAATCTCGGCCCACTCAAGAAACTAAATCCAGCACTCGCCGATCTAATCAAAAGCGGAGCGACTACCGACGAAGTTTTCGCAGCTCTGGGAGAAACATTCAAGGGACAGGCATCTACTGCAGCGAACACGACTTCAGGCAAGATGAAGAACCTCGGGATTCAGATGGGCGAACTGAAAGAGTCCATCGGTGCAGCTGTCGCTCCACTCGCCGAGAAACTGATTCCAGCACTCCTCAAGTTCTCAACATGGGCCCAAGAAAACACTGGCTTGATCGTCACGCTAGGAGTTGTGATCGGCACGTTCGCTGCAGCGATCATCGGTATCAACGCAGCCCTTGCCGTTTACAACGCAATCCAAGCCCTTACTCTTGCACTCAACACTGCACTCACAGCATCGTTCACAGCTCTTTGGATCGCCACTGGAGTCATAGTCATCATCGCAATCATTGCAGCACTGGTTGCACTACAAGCAAAATTCAACATTTTTGGCAAAGCCATCGACGGAATCAAATCTGGATTCATGGTTTGGTGGGGAGTCGTCAAGTTTGTGTTCGGCGCGATCAAGTCAGGATTTGAAGAGCTCAAAGACCTAGGTGAGAAAATCTTTGACGGTATCGGAGGCGCGTTCAAGGGAGTAATCAACGCTGTCATCTCAGGCCTAGAAGGCGGTCTGAACTTTGCAATCAAAGGGCTCAACACTGTCCTGGACGGGATAGACAAAGCAGCCGGACCGTTCGTGAACTTTGGCAGCATCCCAGAAGTGAAACTGCCTCGACTAGGTGAAGGCGGAATTACAACGGGTCCCACAATCGCGATGATTGGCGAAAAAGGTCCAGAAGCGATTATCCCACTAGACCGCGCTGGCGAGTTTGGTATGGGCGGAGCGAACATTACTGTGAACGTCAATGGCGGAAATCCGAATGAGATTCTTCGAGTGCTTCAACAGTACGTCCGTCAGTCTGGACCGCTACCGATTAACACGCGGGCCATGTAATGACAAAGGTCGTCTGGGAGCTCTACCGATCATCACCTTCCGTTGTAGATGTCTCTACAAGCGTTCTTTCGTTCTCTTATATGCAGGGCCGACAGAACTAT